GGTATTGCTGGAGCAGCTAACGTGGCTAAGATTTTAGCTCAACAATTTAATCCAGGCTCAGCACCTTCATCAAGCTCAAGCGCACCAAGAATTAATTTAGGCGGTGGTAATGGCGGCTCAGGCAACCCAGCAGCCCAACCTATCCCACAAAGTAAACAAGAGTCTACTCAGTTTGATGAGAAAGGAAACAAGATAACCCAACAGCCTATTATAGTTAAGGTATCTGAGATCAACGATGTTCAACGTAACGTGGCTAGGGTAGAGCAACAGTCTAAATTCTGACGGTTACAACTACCCCCCAGTTTGTAATATAATTACAGATTGGACAAATTACCGTTATACAAGATTAAAGTAAATGAAGATTTAGCCTCAAACGAGGGTATTGAATTTGTTTCTTTAGTTGACTATCCCGCAATAGAAGTGAATTGGGTGGCCTTTGAAAAGGCTGCTAAGTTCTTTTTTGACGGGGACAAGCAAATGTTATACGGTCCCATCCTAATCCCTAACAAACCTATTTACAGGAATGACCCTAAGATGGGAGAGTACAATGTTACCTTCCCTGAATCAGAGGTTATCAAATTAGTAAGAAAGTTACAGGCTCAAAAAAAGACTGTTAACCTAAACTACCAACATCAAAAAGACTCACAGATTAAAGACGCAGTAATCCAAGAAATTTGGTTAACGGGCAAAAATGACAAGTCTAAAGATTTTGGTTTCGACCTTCCTGTAAATAGTGCTATGGTAGGGGTTTATATCAGTGATAAAACCTTTTGGAATGAAGAAGTAAAAAGCGGAAACGTTAAAGGTTTTTCAATCGAAGGATGGTTAGATATGGAATTAAAATCAATTAAAAATATGAGTACACAAAAATTCATGGAGGCAACAACTCCACAAGGTGTTCTAAAGACTGAAGGGGAAACCTTTGCAGTTGGCGGAGCAGCCACCATCACAGGTGAGGATGGAAAAGAAAACCCAGCCGATGGCGAGTACACACTTGAGAACGGTATGGTAGTTAAATGCGTAGCTGGTAAAATTACAGAAGTAGTTGAAGCAGTAGAGCAAGAGAAACTTGACCCTGAAACAGTAGAGGTAATCCAAAAGGCAATTGAGCCAGTGATCGCTAAGATGCAAAAAGACTTTGAAGAGAAGTTAGCTGCATTGAAAGTAGAACTATCTAACCAGCCCGCTGGAACACAAGTTAAAAAACAGGAAGCGAAACCTGTAGAAATGAGCGCAATTCAAAAAGTAAAACAATTAATTAAGAAATAAAAATGGCAAATTTAAACGACCTAACAACCACATGGACCGGTATTGATGCCGATGGTTGGTATTCAAAAGTAGTCCTAACAGGTGACTCAAAAGCTACATTCACCCAAATGGCGAATGTAAAAGATAAAATGAAAATCGCTTCTTTGGAGCTAGGAACAGGATTTTTACAGGCTGATGCTTGTGCTGTTTCTGAGTCAGGAAGCCACACAATTGATGACAAGACTGTATCAGTTTGTGATATAGCTTTCAACATCCCAGTATGTTCTAAGGATTACGAAAGTATGTATCTATCTGAGACAATGCGCCCAGGTTCTAATGTAGAAGAGAACTTCCCTGCGGGATTGGTTGACTACATCAAAACTCAAATTGGTGACCAAACCAATAAAGAGATTGAGCGTATCACTTGGCAAGGTTCAACAACTGCATCACCTCCTGATTTGTGTGACGGTTTGTTAAAGAAGTTCTTAGCTGATACTGACGTTGTAGACGTAGCATCTCCTTTGACTTTGAGTGAGTCTAACATTATCGCTCAGTTGATTCGTGTTGTTAACGCTATTCCTAAGACCCTTAAGAATAAGCCTAAGAACATGGTGTCTATCTATATGTCAACAGTTGCAGCTCGTTACTACGAGTTAGCTAACTACGCAGCTACTCCAGCCATCTATGCTTATGATACTTCAAGTATTAAATTGCAGTTTGCTGGTTACCAAATTGTAGAAACTCCAGGTTTACCTGACTCTACAATCGTAGTAGCAGACCCTAAGAATTTGATTTTTGCAACTGACCTAGCAACTGATGAGAAAACCATCATGTTCAAGCAAAACCCAACTCCAGGAAGTGAGAATAAATACAACTTCATTGGACGTTTCAAAATTGGTTTTGAATACAAGGTAGGTTCTGAGATCGTTCTTTACGGAGGTACAGCATAATAAACTGAGTTAGGGCTTCGGCCCTACTCTTATTTAATAATATTTTAATATTTAAAAAATGGCAGGATCAGCATGTGATAATTTAACTGGAGGTATAACTCTAGGCTGTGACAATAACATTGGAGGTTTAAAAAGAATTTTTCTTTTAGAAAAGTCTTATGTAACTTCTATTACTTTGTCAAGCCCTGGTGATACTATATCTTCAATCAATACCACAGGCTCACCTCCAGCAAACTTCTATGAGTTTGTTTTCAATAAGAACACTTCAAGTTATACAGAGAACCAAACAAGTGACCAAGCGTCAGGTAGAGATATTTACGAACAAACTATTACTTTAGTTTTGAACCGTAGAGAGAAAACCAAACGTGACGTTATCTTGTTATTAGGTCAACGTAAAAACATTGTGGCAATTGTTGAAGATGCGAATGGAATTTTCTGGTACTTTGGTGAGAATTTTGGATTGAATTTAACAACCAATAACGGTGGATCGGGTGTTCAAAAGACTGACCCTAACCAATACGTTATTACTTTAGTTGGTCAAGAACCAACACCATCAAACACATTAACAAGCTCTGCGTTCACATACGCAATATCATAATATCTGTTTGTTTGTTTAGTTAAGAGGGAGGCCCGTAAGCCTCCTTTCTTTTTTATGGTTACACCCTCATAAAATTGTAATATAATTATGTGATATTCCTGTACACAAACACAGCTAATACAGTTGTTTTAACCCTAGATGAGAAGTCTAGTACCTCAAGTTACGACACTCTGTGGGAGTTTGTAAGTGAAACAACTGGTGAGGTAAAGTTATTTACAGCCATTGATATTAGCACTTATGCAAGATATAATGAGTTCGTAATTACTGAGGGGGTTCCACAGAACTTGCTTTACGGGACCGTATCACTAGAACCAGGACAATACAAATACACTATTTACGAAATGCCTGTAAGCTCTCCTAAAAGTTTAACTAAGAGTGCCAACGTAGGTACTTTGGAAGAGGGAAGGGTAACAGTATTTGAAAGCGAAACTAGAACAGACTACAACGATAGCGAAGATAAAGACACCGTAACATTTGAATAATGGCAAACATTTTAGACACGATTAGAAAGCAATTAAACCCACCTAAGACTCCTTCAAAGATGAGTTTTAGGTCTATCACAAATGTACCTAGTGAAACACCCGTGGTGACAGAAAAACCAAACATAGAGTGGGTTTATTACGGGGAGCATAACCTTTATCCTTTACAGCTACATGATTTAAAATATGGATCGCCAATTCACAGCTCAATCCTAAAGACCAGGGCTAAAATGATGGCAGGGGACGGCTTACTTTATAACGGTGCTAAAACCAAGGAAGAGAGTGAGGCTATTTATAACGCTTTACCAGCCAATCAAAAAGCTGAGGTTGATTTTCTGTTAACTAATAAGTACGGCAATATGCCTATGATTAAGTTAATGGATGCTTTAGCTCAGGACTATCAAGATTATGGGGCTTATTGTTATAAGCTAATCTTTAATAAAGACTTCACTAAAATTGCTGGAATAAAACATATCAAGGTAGAAGAAATCAGGTCGGGTAAATTAAAAGATGATGAGGTAGAGAATTACTACCACTCTAAAGACTGGACCAAACACAAGTACGGAAGTTTTAAACCTGAAACACTTTGGGCTTATGATGAAGATGACAAGGAACATTTAGAGCAAGTAATTTACAGAAAGATAGGAAACGATGATTACTATGGAATTACTAACTACTCAGGTTCTATAAACTGGATTCATATTGATTTACAAATGGGGATTTTTCACCGCTCAAACATTGAGAACGGAATGAACCCAGGCCTTCACTTTAAATTTTATAAGAAGTTTGCAAGTGATGAGGAAGAGGACCGAGTAAGAGAAATGATTAAGAAACAATGGCAGGGTGCTATGAACGCTGGTAAAATGATTATGACGGCTTCAGATGGTAAAGACCTAGCTATGGACATTATGCCTATTGAGGTTTCTAATCT